TTTTAATGGGCATGTTAATGAAGGATAATCTAATTTAGTATAATCAGTATCATTTCCATTTAACCATGTTGCTGATTTATCTCCACAACCACAAGCACCACAATAAAATTTACCCTCAGTTTCAGATTTCATAAGTTCTGAACATGGCGGCAATTTACCGCCAATATCTTCATTACCAAAACAGCTTAATTTTCTAAGTTTTTTTGTTTTTGGTTCTACTTTTTTTGATGTTATTCCTCGTGATATTAAAGATAAAGCATAACTTTGTACCATGCTAAATCCTTTATTTAAAAGATTATTGCTTATAGGTAATTCAGATTTAGAAAATTCTATTTTTTCTTTTTTATCTGTATTATTTTTAACTATTTTAGTTGTATTTGAAATGCTTTTTTTGTTACACCCACACCCCTTACCATTATTCATATTTTTCTCTCCATTTTAAATAGTCAAACCATTAATATAACTTACTGATAATGTAGAACCTGTCAAGGTGAATTTTATAATCTTTTGGAATGTGCCTTCGTTGAAACCAGTTACTCCAGTAATTCCCGCCGTAGTGAAATTTATTTGATATCTATCTGCTCCGCAGATTGACTGGCTAGGCGATCCTGAAGAATTATCAAGCAAACTTCTATCTTCTGTACAATCAATATGATCTGGGCTGAAAGAAAGACCAGAATAATATTGAATAGTTGATAATGGTACTATATTTGTATTCTTCTCGCTATTGAGATAGATCCATTGCTTGATTCCTGAATCAAGGGTAATTAAATACCAACCTTCGTTGAAAGTTAAAGTAATACCACCAGTTCCTGTGTAGGAATATTCAACCAAAGCTTCAAAAGTACCGCCTGATGGATGCGATTTAGGAAACAATGGCGTGGCTCCATTCCAAGCAGGACCATCGCATGTAGTTCCATTAATTTCGTTAAACCATTCTCTAATCATATTAAGATTAAGAGTATTTTGCATAGCAAAAATTTCTTGAATCTCATTCAGTTCTGAAGCCTGAAGTCTAGATTTTGGTTTAAATCCTACAAAGTTGTAGTTCTTCTTTGTATCAGAATCTACATTCAACCCCCAAGATCTACTTGAATATGGGTAGTTGGTTAGGGGAAATTGATTGTCAAATGGGTAATTGGTGCTCATTTTAGATATTGAAAATTAGTGTTAGAGATGTCTTGGACTCATTGAATGTGGTGTCAGTCGCAAAAAGAACATCACAGTCAGATATATTTATTGAACTTGCTGTAACTCCGGTAATCTGGAATATTCCTCCAGTGCTTCCAACATCTTCATAATAATAAGTTCCACCAGTTCCTAATGAATAGGCGGAATAATGAGAAAGTTCAAATGTCCCAGTAGTATTTCCAGAACTTACATTATCAAATCCTAAATTGTAACTGGATACGGTCTTAAATGGTTCAAATTCAGTTGAACCATCTCCTATACTCTTATCAAAACCTGCCTTACTGATAAAGTAATCATCCGATAATAAAGATGATGCAATATCTGTGCAAGTTGTTTCGAAAGTAATGTCGTTTATATTTCCTTCGATAGATTCTATTTTTACAGTAGAGCTTGCCTTTGAGAATTCTGTATAATCTCTATAAACTTTTGGTGCAAGTTTGTAACTATTTGAATTTTTCACATTTCCTATAAGGAATGCGCTTGAATAGTTGAAGGTAGCTCCAACAGTTGTTATATAAGTTTGAACATCTGTTGAATTGATGTTTGATGTAACTGACAGGAGCTTAGTTCGTAATAGATCATAAACTGAAAGATAAGATTCTCCAGTTTTTGTGATTGGGGCTAAATTAAATTGTATTGCAGCCAATAGCTTTGAGAATTTGCCCTCAGATGCAGATCCAATAGCTGTAACAAGATTAATGGGTTCAACATATGTTATGTTGCTGCTGGTTAACTGATTTTCTAATTCAATGCCAATGACTTTCCATCCGTTTGTCCCACCTACAAACTGAGTTTTTAGGTAAGCTTTGCACGAACCGATGTTACCATCTACCGATAATCTAATTTCTGGTCTTTCTTCGCTAACATAATAATTGATGGAAGTATCGTCATTCAGAACAGCATTTAAGATACATCCGGAAGGAATAGAACTAAGTATTTCATAATTTTTCTTGAACGAATTTGTCGATCCATAACCAGCAGAACCGCCAGAAGTATAAGAAAGAATAGGAGTTACATTTGCATTTGTGGCATCACAAGGAGCACAGCCAGCTGTACCAGATATATTGAAGAATCCTCCATATTCAGTACCAGTAACGCTAGTTTTGAATACTGGCTGTAGATTAGTCAATGATCCTAGTAGATCACAACTCCATGCATTTGGAACTTTATAAGCTGCTAAAATGTCTCCAGCTGCATAAGTTTTTCCTGTTATAGGCTCAATGAAGGCTTCCTTGACATATAGGCAGCATGTACCATAGGTAAGACCAGAGGCTCCGTGAAGGGTCGTAGCGGCTGCTGTTGGACCCTGGAAGTCGGCAGTGAATCCCTTGAAGTTTTGTAGAGATTCTATGCCAAAAATTTTAATATAATTGGTGGATATTGGGGATGGATCATAATTGATCTTTAGCCACTTATATCCATCGCCCATCTCAATTATTGTACCATTGGAACCAGATGGAGCAAATTTTGATCTATTGTTCAGATCTCTTCTGCTAAAAAGATTATTAGATTCATTTTCTATGCAGAGAAATAACTCGTTTGTCGAAGAATTATAGCATGTGCTATTTTTTACATCAGGATCTGTCGAATCGAATACTTTAAAGGATTTTCCTTCAGACCACGAATTTCTTTCAAAAGCAGCATTGATTTCGCTTATCTTGACTCTTTTAATTAAACTTGCAACATTAGATACCTTTTTATTCAGTCTGGTATCATGATCTTCGTAGCCAATAGATTCTACGCCCAAGCCAACATAGTAATCATTGGCTATGGCACTATTTATGAATTTTTCAATAGATGATGAATATCTGGATGACGAATCATTTGGCATACAGTTATTTATAGATCAAGAAACCACTATTTCATATGGCTCTACTTTATCGGTTCCTTCAACAGAGCCAGAGTAAATACTATTTTCTGCCTTGACCAAATCAAAATTAAATCCCATGGGCTTAATAAGATTAATCAAATCGTCTTGATACTTCTCGTCAATATCAGCTTCTAATCTTATGGAATATTCCTGTAAAGAGGATCCATTAGATAAAGTGTCTTCATTTGTATTTGAACTGTTGAGTACAAAGACATCGTTTACTCCATATTCAATAGTATAGTCATTGAGTTGACTTCCGAAGAATGTTTCCAAGAAGTACTGTATTGAATTCTGTGTACCTTTTTTCTCTACGAATTTTTTCTTATTTGAAATCAAAAATTCTCTTAAAGAATCTAGATTAGTGAAATCTTCAAAATCAAAATCTGTAAATATCGAAGAATATATTTTCCTCAAAGAATCTTCGTTTGTATAGAATGCATTTTGTAAATTTTCAAAATTTGGATAGAGATCAAGACCGTCTGGTGAATAGATCCAATTATACAATTCTTGCACAAAATCAATAATCTTATAAGAACTATTTTCTTCTACATCCTTTATTAGCCAGTTAGGAAACTGATTTTCCACAAAATAAGTAAAATTTCGTCTTTCGTTTAATGTTTCCGAAAGATTATATGTGGAGTTTATAAGCTTAATAGCATATTCTGCACCAGCACTTGTGTTTAGCTGATTTACAGTAAAAACTTGATCTTTATTTTGGTTAAAAAATATAATCATGTTATTATAAAGGAATCTATTGCATAGGTTATAGCCATATTATTGATAGCTACTATAGATGCAGATGAAGGGGATATAATTAAGTCAAAGGCAGCAGCAGGAACTACCGAATCGTAGAACACAATCAATCCGGTGTTTGGGTTGAATACGCCGACTTTATTTTTAATTAGAGTTCCCGAAGAATTGTATGCAGCCAGATAATAAAAACCATTAAGACCTGGAACGGTTGTCGATGTGCTATCAAATTTAACTTCAGATGCCGAAAGATTGGTCAGAACTAAATCGCTAGTTATAGCTGAAATGCCATTATAGAATCTAATAGTTCTTTGGGTTGAAAGATCTAAATTCTTTTCGAAACTAAAAACTATATTAGATTCAGATACAGAAAGTCCTTTATCTTTATTTACAACCTTTGAAATTATATCGCTTTTGGATACATTATTAAAGAACAATTTTGTTCCATAAGAATCTTCGATTTCGGTAATTAATTCGTCCTTCAATACATTTTTATTTGAAGTAGATTTTCTTGAATCGAAAGAGCAAGCAACAGTAATATTGCATGTAAAATCATCACTTGGAAGATATTCAGTAGAAAGACCAATTATTTGCTTTTCTTGAATTAGCTGGTTGATAGAATCAACTTCTTCCGAATCTACATCCAAATCAATTATAGAATAGTAAACGGTTCCGCCTACATCATCAAAACCCTGACCATCGAATACTGACAATCTCTGATCAACATTTGTTATTTCTGGGAGCAGACCAGAGTTTGAAATTACATATTCGTAGTCGGATTTTGTAACTAAAGATGAATATCCATATGCTCTTGGGGCAAGATATTTTAGATATTCTGAATCTAATTCTAAATATCCACCACTGGATCTATTAGATGTTATGGAAATATTAGTAGGAACGGTAAGTGTTCCATTGCTTCTGAATTGAGATAACGAATCAAATGAGACATTATTTCCTTCGTCACCGTTAGAAACAACATAAGATACTTTTACAGTATCAGTAGATTTAATAGATTTACCCTTTGTAGTTTCTACATTCTGAATATTTTTTCCAAATTTTACAAAGATTTTATCACCTTTATTAACTATGAAAAATATCTTAGAATTTACATCAGTGCCTCTAACAGGTTCATTGGTAAAATTTATCCAATAATCGTCATTAACTTTAACTACTATTGTACGAATATCTACAGAAAAGTCTGTTATTTCAAATTCTTGATTATCGAGATCAACAGAGACTGTTTGTTCTTTTACCAACTTAATTCCAGCATAAAAAGGCAAAGTGGTTGAAAGATCAAGAGTAACTTTAGGCCCAATGTAATAGAAATTTACATTTGTGTTTTTATCATTTTTTGAATTTAAAGTGGCATATGTATCTACTTGAGATAGAGAACTATCGTTTTTAGTGAATGTCACCAAAGCAGTTGATGATTTAAAACGATTAGCAGTATACCCATATGTCTGTAAAAGCTTAACTAAAGATGAATTATTCTGAGCAGAATAAATGAAGCTTTCGTTATTTAAAATATGAAGATAGTGTAATGCAATGGTAGTGTTGTAGGAAAATAGACCTAACAGTAAATCTGTAGTTGTTCCTCTGCTGTCAAAATCATAGTCATTTGCAAAATCGGTGCTTTTGAGATAATTTACTAAATTTTCTCTTAAAGAGTCCCAATTTATATTGACTAGATCTATGTTTTTTGGCTCGTTCATAGAATTATTTATTCAAATAAAACCTAAACGAAGAATCCTTACCATAAACAACATAATTCACATTTATAGAAATTCTACGATTTATTAGATCATTTTTATCAATGGTTATGTTAATTGTATTAAGTCCCCTTATATGATTTTTGCATTTGTTCTCAAGAACATTCAAAATATAGTATTGTCTTGCTGAACCTTTATCATATTTAAACTCGTTAATCAAAGATCCTACTTCATTATTGAATCTAAATTCTCCTAATTCAGATAAACATAAATTTTTGATTTGTTGCTTTATGGAAAAAGATTCATCAACTGAACTTATTGATTTTCTCGTATTTGCTTTGAAATAAATGTCTAGATTTTTTTTCATCTCTGAATATTTATTTGGTTTATTGTGCTGGTTAGAGTATTGAAGAAGTTTTGATTTGCTATGGCAGATAAAATATATGTTGTTTCGTGCTGTCTATCTTTTCCTATAGAATGGATGGCAGAAAGAACAAACCATTTTCCTGATAATTTAGAATTAATTGATAATAAAGGAGTATCAATAATTTCTATTACAGCACCAGGAAATAGTCTAAAATTTCCATTTACTGTAATCGATACCTTAAAAGCAGATAACAGCTGTTTAAAAGAATTTCTTGCCAGCGGTGTTCTTAAATCTGTATTCCAAAAAGTTGAATTTTTTGTAGCAAATTTTAATAGTTTTGGAAATTTTTTACCTATTCTAGGACAATTGCAACTAAAAAATGCATCAGGATCTTCTGGAAAACACCCCAAATATTCTTGGCCCATATTTTCTAGTATGTAAGTACAGCCTTTTAGATTATTAAAAGCAGCTTCAAGATCATTATCTGAAGGCTCTGCTGTTTGCGGTTTAAATGTTATTCCGGTGTATTGAGAAAAATACAGTTCTTCGCATTGCTGAATTGATATAGGTCCACCATTTTCTGCTGCTAATGGATTAGCACATTTATATTCTTTTGTATCGATAAATTTTTCCGCCGAAGCAAGAATATCAATCCCAATTGTTCCTACACTTTTTATTTTATTATTAGCCATTTTTATTAACCTATAGTAAAATTAGAACCATCGCAGAATCCTTCTTTATCATTCTGCGAATCGAAAACAAAAAGATATTTGTTACTTTGATAGAATGTTTCATCTACACTTACACCTCTTATAGATTTCCAATCAATAGCAGTCATTTTAACGACTTGCCCAACATCATATAAAAAACCTTGCCCCGATTGAGATGGAGGAATACCTAAATTTGATCCTATTGGTATATTTTTAAATTCATCTGGATATCCAGCAACATTCATATTAGTTCCCGGACCAGCATAAGCATAATTTATACCAGCTATTTGAGCTGTAAAATTTCTTATTTCATTGATATTAAATGCTGTTTGATTAGTTCCAATATTTTGTATTGGGACCATAAAGGTAAATCCGCTTGTAGGTACTGCGTTTAATGGGCTTCCTAGCGAAGTTAATCCTTTTGCCTCAAGCGTAAGTCCTTTTGAAAAATCTACTTTACCTGATATTCCGGGAATACCAAATTTAGGAATAAAATAAACTTCTTGAAAATTATATGTATTTATTCCTGTCTTCGATGGTGCAATATTTTTCGGTCTAACTATTGCCCAAAAATCAAAACTAGATTCTTGTCTTAAACAACATATAACATATTTAAAAATATTCCATTGTTCTTTTAAATTTCTTAAATAAAAATAAATATTTGCAGCGTTTATTTTATCTTTTTTTAGCTGGATATAAACTTTAGCTATATTCTTATCTTGTTCAGTATCAAGTGGATTTTCTTCATCTATATCAAACATTGTCTGCCAAACCATACCTGTACGTCTGCTACTCTTGAAATCGGTAAGAGTTATCCCCCCATCAGTGTGATAGAAATATGACGGCTCATGATATTCTGAATTGTTATAAGACAAATCAAAAAATCCAAATTTTTCTTCGTCATAAACTCTCTTAGTATATTTTACAGATTTAGCTCCCTGTGAAGTAGAAATATCAATTTGCTGTTCTCCGAAATTAATTATTTCAAAATTTGCAATATCGCTATTTGGATTCCAAACTATATCCCCCTGTGAACCTTGTTCTGTTTCATCAACAAAAAAAGAAGATGGATAATAATCTAGAAAATTAAAATTTATAATTTTTGTCTTTAATGAATTTGTGGAATCCATCAAATAAAAATGTGGTTGATCTAGATTAGGATCTACTCTTTCATAATATGATTGGAAAGCACCACTAGTTTCAAGATCCATGAAAGAAAAATTTAAAACAGAAATATCATCAATTTTAACTATTCCATCCGGTGCTATGCTATTTCTATCATAGACTCCGTATCTTGCTTCTGGAGTGGTGCTAGCATCGATCTCATCCCCAAGTGAAAGAAAATTGACTCCAGTTAAATCTTTCCAGAAAAAGAAATCTGCTCTTGGTGGATCATCATCAGCATTTGCATTTTCCGCGAGATAACTTAAAAGATTCAAAATCTTTGTCTGATCTGTTTTTCTTCCATTTGGGAATGCTAAATTCTTATGCTTCAACCAAGCATAATTTTTTGTATTGGAAGCATAAGCTTTTCCAGCGTTATAATCCTTTGGAAAATATTCTTGAAATATTTTACCAACCCAATTATCTTCATTGCCTTGTTTAGAAATAGGTTTTATATCTTCTTCAAAATCAAATACAGATCTTTCGTTAAAGAAATAAGATTCGTGTATAAATTTTATTGTAGCGAATCTTGTTTCGCCCTTTTTTTGATAATCTGTAGCTCTTGCTACTTGATAAACATAATAATCCGATAGTTCTATTTGATTTCCACCAGAATCTTCTATCTTTAGATAAAATTTATCCTTTCCGGTAAAATTAAAATCAGAAATTAAGTCTCCTACATCGCGTAACACTAATGTTCCATGAGGAATAACACTCATGATTCCTTCTTCTATCGAAAGTCTTTCAAAAAATCCATAGCTTTGATTTCTATTGTTTGGATTTACAATGTACCATACAGTACCATCTCTACCGTGAGTTATCCTAAGTTCAATTATTGTTGTAAAATTAGCTACCGACATTCATAGCATCCTCAAAAGACTTGATAGCAGTTTGATCTATAAGATAAATTATAGATCTATTAGTATTAAATATATCAACCTCACTATTATATGAATAATTTAATCCCGTTTCCCCTGCTTTGAAGGAATAATATTGCTCAAGAATTGATGTGTTTGATGATTGAATTGATGAATCATCTAAAAATGCTTTAACTGAATCGGAATATTTTTCTTCTAGGCTATTATTAAAAGTTGCAAATATACCCCAAGAATTATTTTCTTTTCTTATTATCAAGCAAGGTCCTGTTCCTACTTCACCGATAATTAAAGTTTTCAATTTGTTTATATTTGAATCATTATCAACAACATAACCAAAATTATTAGTGATATCAAAGCCAGCACAAAATCCAGCATTTTGTTTTGCAATCAAGTCACCATTCATAAAACAACTTCCTGCTATATTTGTATAAAATACAGCACTATAATCATTAATTGTTTTTTCAAATTCTTTAGAAGTTGGAGGAAGTTCTTTATAAGGATTTAAAATATTACCAGCATAAAGTGGAACGTGATAGTAATAAAACGTTTTGTAATTATTGTAAGAAATAGTATCTAAAAAAGTATTTGTTTCTGCTCTTTTAGAGAAAATATTATTTTTAATATTAGTTAAATCAAATGACTTAGATAGATCCTTTACAGATAAATCTTTATCATCTATAGTGTATGTTATCGTTTTAAATCTATTGAACATGAATATTTTTATTTTAATTAACTGCTATTTCTGATTTACTCAATACTTTATTACGGTTTGGATCGTATGTACCAGTTTCAAATTCTTTAAATAAAAGTGTAATACTTGTTGCCATAGAACTTCCATTTTGAAAAAATCTTGCGATTGATTTATCCTCAAATGGAATTTTGTTTATTACAACATTTGTAAGCACACAAACTAGAGGATCTGATAGCCATGATTGTGTGAGGAAATCTGAGTTTCCAGCACCAACGACTTGCATTGCCCATAGAGATGGTGGATATACCTTTTCTGGGGAATCAGCTCTCCATGGATAAGAAGTGGCTCTAAAAAAGTTACACAAACCATTTATAATAACAGAATCATCAAAATTTTTAGGAACTAGTATATAACTAAATTCAAACTCTCTACGCGCTTCTGATGATAAAGAGAGTTCAGATGTATTTGATTGCTTTCTAAATGTAGAAGTGGAAGACAATTGCTCCAATCTCATAATAACTGGATCTAAAAATCTTTTCTTTGCTAGTTCTGCTCTACCGCCTAAATTAATTTCTGTTGCAGCAGATCCTCTTTCTGGAGATAGAGTTCCTATACCTTCATTATATGAATGTGCTGTTTCATACTCTAGATTAGTTGGCAATGGCAATTGAACATAGTTGTCATCGGATCTACTTAAAACACCAGAACGAGTTCTATCAAGTGCTAGTACGCTATATGGAGCATTATAAAAAATTACCCAATATGGTATTTCTGCTTGGTCTGATGTAGGATAGATATATGGCATTTTTAAATCCGTTATATATATTTAGATGCCGTACAAAACAAAATTTGTACCTTTGAACGAAGAAAAATATGTCGGAAATGTCGAAAAAATATTGTGCAAATCTTTATGGGAAAGAAAACTTTGCAAGTACTTCGATATTCAAGACAATGTTATCAAATGGTGTTATGAGTGTGTAAAAATACCTTACATATCACCAATCGATAAGAAAAAACACATCTACTATCCTGATTTCATGGTTATGTTAAAAGAAAAAACTGGCAACATAAAGACAATTATCGTTGAAGTAAAACCAGAAAAACAAACAAAAGAACCATTAAATAAAAAAAGAAAATCCTATAATAATGAATTAGTGACCTTTTTGATAAATGAAGCTAAATGGGAAGCAGCAAAAAATATTTGCAGTTGCAATGAGTGGAATTTCAAGCTTCTAACAGAAAAGACACTATTCAAATGAGCAATTCTATCAACGATTTAAAAAATTTAGTAGACGCTGCTGGTGGCATACAAAGACTAAATCGCTTTAATGTGATTTTGAATACTCCAGACGGAACGAATACAATACCAGCAGTAAAAGTAATGTTTGGTGGAAGACAACTTGATACAATAGCGGATAAACTACCAGGACCAGGATATGGGAGAAATATTCCCTTTACTCAAAACTACAGCAGTTACGGTTCAAATTCATCTAATTTAGTTATAAGATTTCCCATCGAACAAAACTGGAACACATATAAAAGATTAGAAAATTATATGAGAGTTATTGTTGAGGATGGAAGTATTCCTGGATCAAACTATGGTGTTTCGTTTGCAAGACCATATGATGATTGGGTTCGTGATGGCTTCGTAAAAGTAGAATGTCTTAATATGAATGGAAGCATAAAAGCAGCATTCATCTTCAGAGAAGCATTTCCTATTAAATTACAACCAATCGAATTATCAGCTGACAGCGGAGAATTTGCGACATTTGATGTATTTTACAATTTTAGAAATTATGAGGCAATATAATGAAATTTGAAAGATCTTATCCAAAATATGAAATAAATGTTCCCAGCACAGGTAAAAAAATACACTTCAGACCATTTTTAGTATCTGATGAGAAAAATCTTTTACTGATAAAAGAAGAAAAGAATCCATCATTAATAATTAAAAATGTTCTTGAGTTAATTAGTAAATGCTTTGATGGTATCTCGGTCGAAAGTATAACATTACAAGATTTGGAATATTTGTTTTGTAATTTAAGATCTAAATCTGTTGGTGAGATAGTAAAAACAAATTTTACTTGTCCTATAACAAATGAAAAAATAAAAACAACAGTTAATCTAACCGAACTCATGGTTGGTACTGGTCAAAAAGAATTTGAATTGAAATTAACTGAAAATTATTATATACAGTTCAAACAACCAGCAGTAATAAAAATTTTATCAATAGATGGTAATTTTGATATCTCTCATCTAATCAAAGCTTCTATAGAAAAAATCTCAAAAGATGATTCTGTCTATCACTTTGATGATCTTGGAACCAATGATATAGATGATATTTTAAATTCTATGACTAAGAAAGAATATAATCAAGTAAAAGATTTTATTCTCGCTCTACCAAAAATTCATTCAGATGTAAAATATCAAACAAGCGATGGAGTAGAACGAACACTCAGATTGGACGGAGTACTCAATTTTTTTACATTAGCTTAAATCATATTGATTTAGTTTTGTATTACAAAATAAATTTCTTCTTATCTTCAAATAGCGTAATTAATGTAAATGATATAGAAGAAATGTTCCCTTGGGAGAGAGATGTTTATTTCAATCAATATAAGAATAAATTAGAAGAGAAGAGAAACAATTATGCTTGAAAGAGAAATATTTGATACAATCGATTATTCAAAACCAAATCAGGCAAAAACTGATATGGCTGATAATAAAACGCCAAAAATGGATGTTTCAAACTATTCAAATATTCTACTAGATGAAGAAAATGAAACAAATAATTCTCTACAAGTAGATCCAAATGCAACTGTATCCGATACTGTAATACCAGAACAAAATCAACAGCAAACAAATGAATCGGAAAATCAACCAGTAATTGAAACGACAAGTTTAGATCAGGCACAAAGAGCTAATCAAGAAGAAAACAAGAATACTGTATCTGCATCAAACCAAACAAATCAATTTCCTATTGATACTCTTGAGCAATCTCCAAACAATGAAGTTCCTGAAAATAACACGGAAAGCAATCAGAAAGCTGTTCAGGAAATGGTCACTGATACAAGTGAATTATCTCAATTAAAATTAATACAATCTAATTTTGAAAATTTAAGTGAGATAGAAAAAAATATTATTGAGAAAAGAATAGCACAGCTTGAAAGTGATAAATCAACGGACGAAAGAACATCCGATACCGATTTAAAAAGTAGCTTTCCTGTTGCAAGAATAATCCCAAGTGATGAAGATAAACAACCGATAGGAAGTAATTCCAATGACATTGCAGATTTTATTACATCAATAAAAAACCCTCCAATTTGGAGGGTCTTGTAAGGCTTGAATGCCTTGGAAGATTAGTCTTCCTTTGCTAGACGCTTGAAGTATTCAAGCGCGTCTTCGTCCTCGTCAGGCTTGGGAGCCTTACGAGCAGGAACAGCCTCAGCCACTTCGTCCTCGTCCTCCGCTCTCTTAGCGGCAGGGGCAACACTGCGAATGTCACCACCGAGAACATCGTTAAGTTTCTTCTTGAGTTCGTCGTATGACTTAAACTCAGAAGGAGCAACAAAGTCCTGAAGCTTGTAGAGAGTCTTCCACAGCTTCTCAAGCTTCTCGTCATCACCCTTGTAAAGTTCAGCCGCACCGTCAAACTCAGACTTGTCGTAGTTAGTGTAACCAGCGACCTTACGAATCTTCAGCTTGAAATTAGCACCCTTCCAGAAGTCGAATGGGTTGATAGCTTCCTCATCCTTGAACTGAGGCTGCATGGCCTCCTGAATCTTCTGAAAGATCTTCGTGCCGTACTTGAAGAGGAACACCTTGCCTTCGTTCTGTGGGTTGGAAGGATCACTGACAACAAGAATGTTGCTGATGTAGGTAAGCTTGCGCTTACGGTTACGAGCAATATCCTTGTCCTTCTCAACTCCACTGTTCCAAAGTTCACTGTTGGCTTCACAGATTGGACACTTTAATCCAAGTGTGGTTGGGCAGTTGTCGATCAGCCAGCCACCCTTGCCTTGGAAGCCGTGTGAATAGACCTTGACCCACGGAACATCTTCGCCCTCACATGCAGGAAGGAACCTAATGACGGCATAGCCGTTACCACCCTTATCCACTTCTGGTCGCCAAAACCGATCATCCTTGTAATCGGCAGTCTTGTTTAGATCTTCGATCTTCTTAGTTAAAGTTTCGATACTTGACTTTGAACGCTTCTTAAAATCGCTAAATGACATATAGTCTCCTTAAATTTTTCCCAAGGAACTCCCTTGGCCGATGGTGTAGTATACCAAAGTCTGGTGTTTAGTCAAAAAGGAAGTTTAGCCTTTTTGGGTAAAAGATGTAGATCTCTTCCCTCTTCAACTAGTTTTTCGATAATTGGTTTTGTTAAAAGTTTAGATGCACCTTGTGGTTCCATATTATAGTCTTCACAAAGTTTTAATATAGCATCCATGTAAGTAGAATTATGTTTTGAGACATATTCTATAACTAATTTTGAAAATTCATTTTTAAAACTGGGTTCTATTAGCATTTTAATACCCTATATATTAGGTTAACTCGGAGAAAATATGTCCATAAATGACGCAAATTTGCAAATTAATGTAGCTGGCGGTGCAACCGCAACTATTTCCACAGATTATGTTATTGATTCTTACGGATTTACTTCTCATGTTCAATTATTTAAAGTTGTCTGGGGAAATACATCAGATGCAAATAGGGTTACAACCACAAATCCATTTCCAACCTATCTTGCGACAACTGGTGTTACTATTAACACAAATGCTAGAATAAGTGGAACAGGAACTGCTGGTTCTGTACCAATAGTCAATTATAGCACAAGTTCAATAAAAGTAAATGGTTCAGGATTAAATAGTGCTGTAATTACACAAGATCAGGCAGGCAATACTCTCTTAACAGATATTCTTGCTGATACAGCAAATATGGATAGCAAACTTACCAGTGGAGATTTTACAATCAAGACCATTGGGGTAAGTCCTTCTGGGGCCACCAGCGGAGCATATGTCCGTCTTTTTGATTCTACTACCAATCTAATTGCTGGAGTAACAGACGGCGGTGGAAGTAATGCTTTGATGGTTCAAGTTTTAGGAGCACCAATAACTTTAACCGCAAATGTAAATCCGTCTGTAGGAATTTATAATAGTGCTACTGGTCCGGTTTAT